TACCGATGCACCAGACGACTTAGTAACCCCTTCTAAATTTTTTATTCACAGAGCATTAATTGGCATTACAACTGCGGCAGGAGAAACTCTTGTTGGTGGTTTATCTTTAAGTGCTACAAGTGGAACAGCTACTAACTCTGCTGTTTCATCTGGAACAGAAATTGTTGGAGCAGGAGTTACTTCATTTAATGAACAACTTAGTGCAACACAATCAGTTACTGAGATTGATGTTAACTTGAATAACACAGCAGGTAATTATCATATATTCGTTCCAAACGTAACTGCAGCTATAGCTAGTAAATACTTATATGCATTTTCTACTACAGCAATTAATGCTGACATTACAGCAGGTAGATTTACAGTAGAACTAGAATATTCAGTATATTAACAATAATGGCTAGGGTGTAAAAGCCCTAGCCTTTTTTTTAAGGAGAAATAAATGGCTGACACAGTAACAGGCCCAACAATACTTTTTCAATCTGATCAAAAAGTTATAACAAAAATAGTAGTTGAATCAGACGGCACTGGTGGCACAACAGTTTTTGGTGATGTATCAGCAATGACTGCAAGAGATGACGGAACTGCTGTAGCACACCTTGCAATTTTAAGAGTTTGGTTTGCATGTGATACAGGCGATGGAGGAGATTCTCATTGCCGATTAGATGAAGAAGATTCGGATGGTGACATTCCAGTTTTAGGATTAGTAGGAACTGGACATTGGGATTTTAGAGATTTTGGTGGAATACCCGCTGATAAAACAAGCAACAGTAATGAAAGTGATGTTAACTTTTTTGTACCCAGTCAAGCAGACGATGGTAATATGTACACAGTTATAGCAGAATTTCAAAAGATTTATTAATTAGGATAAAATATGGCAACTTCTGGAACTAAAACGTGGACTCTATATGTCGATGAAGTCATTGATGAATCTCTTTCTCGTATTGGAAGTGATCCCATTACAGGGAAAGAGGCAAGTAGTGCACGAAGAACTCTGAACATAATGATGCGTGATTGGGGAAACAGAGGCGTTCAACTATGGACAATAGATGAAACAACGCAAACTGTAACCGAGGGAACGGCAAATTATACATTGGATACTTATCTTGTGGACATTACAGAGGCTGTCTTATCTAGAACTGAAAACAGTGTTAGAACTGATTTTCAAATGGCAAAAATCAATAGGGAGGACTATATGAACATCCCTGTTAAATCAACAAAAGGAAGACCATCTCAGTTTTGGTTGGATATGCAAAGGGCTGCCCCAGTGGTATACCTATATCCAACACCAGAAAATTCCACGGATGTTTTTCGTTATAAAAGAAGAAATAGAATAGAGGATATTACTGCTTCAACAGAAAGCATAGATATTCCAGACAGATTTTTACCTTGTGCCGTAAGTGGACTATCTTTTTATATGGCACAGAAAAGACCACAGATAGATATCAATAGAAGACAGGAATTAAAGTTACAATACGAGGAAGAATTCAAGAGGGCTTTGGATGAAGGAAGAGAAAAGGTTGATCTTAGAATTATTCCAGACATTGCGAGGGCATAATGGAAGAAGAAAAATTAAAAGCTGATGGAGAGAAGTGTGCGGATTGCAGTTGTTTTTGTGATGACTGCGAATGCACATCTGACAGTGGGTGTGTTAAGTGTAGTTGTTATGAAATGGAAGACAAGTAATGGGATTTGCCAAAGGTAAATTTGCCAAAGCTGTATCCGATAGAAGTGGATTGGCTTTTCCTTACAATGAAATGGTCAAGGAATGGAATGGCTCTTTAGTTCACTACAGTGAATTTGAAGAGAAGCATCCACAATTAGAGCCAAAGAAGCATACGGCTGATCCAGAGGCATTGAAAAATGCCAAGCCACAACTTAAATTGCATGGATCTGACCAATTGTATAATGGATCTATTAGCACATTGGAACAATCTCTTGGCATAAAGGCTTCTGAAAAAAGAATACGAGGAAGTTTTACTTTGGCATCAGGCACAACTTTAGCGACTGCATTGACATCTACCGCAGCTTTAGGTAGTATAACTATTAGTGTCTCATAAGATAAATTTATTTGTAGCAACACCGTGTTATGGTGGATGGTTGTGTGAAGACTACTTCCACTCTATGTTGGAATTGCAGACTTTTTGCAGAAAAGAAGAAATACCCATGCGTGTGCAGACATTGGGGATGGAGTCCCTAATTACACGGGCAAGGAATACATTGGTAGCGAATTTCTTAGATGATGAACATGCTACTCATTTATTTTTTGTTGATGCGGACATAGGATTTAGCATACAAGTTATAAAAAGAATGCTGGATTTTGATCATGAAGTGGTTTGTGCCCCTTATCCAATGAAACTCATTAATTGGAGTTCCATTCCACAGTTAGTCAAGGATGATTTAGATTACAAGACATTAAGTTTACCTTATGTTCTTAATTTTGAAGACAAGGATAATGTAGAAGTCAAAAAAGGTTTTGCAAAAGTATTGGATGCGGCAACTGGTTGCCTTTTGATAAAGAGGGAATGCCTTTTAAAGATGGTGAAGGAATATCCAGATCTGCATTACAACACAGATCAAATTATAGACGGAAAGGAATACAAGTCCAAAAATACATATTTGTTTTTTGACACGATGAAAGATGAAGATGGACGATACTTATCAGAAGACTACGCCTTCTCAAGACGATGGCAAAAAATCGGAGGATCAATCTGGGCAGACCTCTCTTCAGACCTTATCCACTACGGACAATACAAATTTCAAGGGCAACTCTGGAAACACTTTAACAAAAAAGCGTAAAGACGTAACCGTCAAGGTTACAGGAATAGAATCAAAAATATTTAGAGGAGACTTAAATGGCTGATGTTACAGTTAAGCCTGTAAAAATGGCAATAATAAGAAATCCTAAAAAAGGATTTATAAGAAATGTATCTCCAGAAGCAGTAAAGAAATATGAAGAGAGAGAAGAACGTCTTATTAAAGAAGGTAAAAGGAAGAAATAATGGCAGATGATGCAAGTATAACTCTAACAGCAACAATATTACCAGATGAAATAGCTAAAACTATTAGTGGTTCTATGACGGTATCACCCGATGATGCCAATGATAAATGGTATTACAAATTAACAGCAGTAACAACAACAAGTGCTGATTTAATTGCAGGTAGTTTTTTAGATTACACAGCAGTTGACCAAGACACAGCACCTACAGCAGTAGCTACAGGTGATAAAATTAAATTTTTATTTGTAAAGAATCAAAGTTCAGCAGATGGGATTATGTTATCTATAGATGCAGGAACTGCAGCATATAATTTAGCTGATGGTATTTTTATTGGGCCTTCTCAATCATGGTTTGGAAGATTACCAAATGTAACAGTAGCAGATTTACACGCAATTTCCTCAGATATAGGTGATGCAGGAGATGCAACAGCAAATTGCATAGTAGCCGCTTTAATAGATGATGTGGCATAGGAGATAATATGGCAACAATGACATATTCCAGTTTAACGCAGGATTTAAAGGATTGGATGGAGAATGACGGAACGGAGTTTTCCAATGAAACGGATAATTTTATCGGTCTAGCTGAACAGAGAATTGTAAGGGACATTGATCCACAGGCTTTTACGACAAGTGCCTATTCTTCATTTAATGTGAATGACAGGTTTGTTTCCAAGCCAACTGATGCTCTAATCATTAGGCATCTTTTGTATTTGGATTCAGACAGCAAAAGAAATTTTTTAGAAAAAAAGACAGACGAATTCATCTATGACTATTGGCCCACATCGGCAACAACAGGAACACCAAAATATTGGACTGACTACAACGATACAGAACTTCTTGTAGCTCCGACACCGAGTGCTGCTTTAACGATAGAAATGAGTTATGTTCAACGACTAGATACATTGTCAAGTTCCAATACGACAAATTGGCTGACAGTCAACGCACAAGAATTACTTCTGTTTGGTTCACTTATGGAGGCTTGTACTTTCACAAAATCAAGGGAAGATTTACAAATCTACTCTCAACGATATCAAAAAGCCGTTGAATCAATCAACAACCAAACACGAAGAAGAAGAAGAGATGACTACAATGCTCCCGCAAATGTAATGGGAGAAACTAACATACAACAAGCGACTACATAGGAGAAAATAAATGGCAATTTCGCAAACATTAACAGATACATTTTTACAGGATTGTTTAGACGGAGCACAGAATTTAGGGACAGGTGGAAATACCTTGAAGATAGCACTATACACATCAAGTGCATCATTAGGGGCAACCTCATCAGCTTATTCAGCAACCAACGAAGTAAGTGGAACAGGATACACGGCAGGAGGGGCAACTCTCTCAAGTCAAGCCGTAGCTTTTGATTCCACTAACCAAGTGGCATACTTTGATGCAGCAGATCCAGCATGGACAACTGCAACAATAACTGCTCGTGGTGCTATGATCTACAACAATACCAAGTCAAATGCATCAATTGCAATATTGGATTTTGGTTCTGATTATACCTCAACAGCAGGAACATTCACAATTCAACTTCCTTCTGCGGCATACAATACAGCTATAATTAGGATCAGTTAATGGCTTCTGGAACTGGAGGTTACAACGCTGCGGCTTATGGCGACAATGGTTGGAATGATGGAGCATTAATTTCCGAATCAGGCATTGCGGCAGATTTAGTTTTAGGTTCAGAAACACCACAAGCCAATGCTGATGTAACTGAAGCAACGACTCCAGAATTAGGAATGATTGGATCACTATCATCATTTGAGAAAATAACTGGAACAGCAAAGGTAGAGCCAACTGGAGAAAGCGGAACTGGAGCAACAGGAACAGTTAAACTTTGGACTCTTGTGGATACCACAGGCGATGGAACGGAAACGTGGACAACTGGACACGCAAATTAAGGGAGAATAAATGTCAAATTATACA